CACCAACCCGCCATAAGACTTCACAAACCTTTTCACTTGGCCTGGAAACAAATGACACCAGAAGAGCGCGCCGAATTCATCGCAGACGTGGCGGCTGCAATTAAAGCAGTGCCCGCTTCGCTCTCAGAAGATGAGCAGCGGTGGGTTCGCATGGCGATCCAGAAGGAGGCCCAAAGCCTTGAGCTGCGCCAGGCCATAATCGAGAAGAGCCTGACGGCGCTGGTGTTGGCCGCATTGTCAGGCCTCGGCTACCTGATCGTAGACTTCTTTAAAAACCACGGATTCAAATGATCGGCTTATTACTTGACCCCGAAGCAGCGCTTGACGCGGTAAACAAGGCGGTTTCGCTCGTCAAGAAAGCCAGTGCTACTGCTCAGAGCGTGGAGTCCCTGGCTCCGATGCTGGGCAAATACTTCGACGCCAAGGCCAACGCCATCGCGTCAGCTCAGGCAGCCAAGGCCGGCACGTTCGGCGGCTCGTCGATGGGCAAGGCCCTCGAGCTCGAGCTGGCGATCGACTCGCAGCGCGAGTTCGAGGAAGACCTCAAGCGCCTGTTCTGGAACGCCAACAAGATGGACGTCTGGATGAAGATCAAGGCCCGCGCTGCGACCATGGAGGCAGACGCCGCCAAGGCTGCCGGCCGGGCCAAGGAAGACGCCCGGCGGAAGAAGCAAAAGCAGCAGGAAGAACTGGAGACGGCGATCGCCGTGATCATCTCGGTCGCCATTTTTGTCGGCTTGATGTGGGGCGGCTGGGAGTTGTTCTCCTTCTGCCGCAAGAACGGGTGCTGACGATGTGTGGAAGCTGCTCAAATGGTTTGATGTTGGCAAGGACTGGAAGCTCGGCATCGACCGGTTCTTCCGGTTCTGCTGCGTGGTGATGATGGTGAACTTGTTTTTAGACCTTCTGCACGTTCTGCCAGTAGACGATTCCAAAGTGCTCATTGATTTCGTGAAATCCAATTTACCCGTCGGAGGCGGTGATGACTAAAGCCCTTGAGAAAGATTCCAAGTACAACCACTTCGACGTCGATGGTGATGGCGTGGTTACTGACGATGAGCTGAACCGGTCGGAGCGCATGATGCAGATCGAGAACATGGACAAGCTCGCCGACCAGCAGCGCGTCATGGCTTGGGTCGCCATGTTCATGCCATTCGCCATCATCCTCGTCATGAGCGCCCCGTTCATCGAGATGGACAAAGTGGCTGCGCTGGTTGGCCTGGCGACTGTGTTCTGCGGCTCGATGGGCACGATCGTCGTGGCCTTCATGGCAGCGACTGCCTACATCCGCGGAAAGATGACTGACTAAAGGAGCAGACCATGATTGGAATAGACGCACTATTGAACGTGGGCGGCAAGCTCATCGACAAGCTCATCCCTGACCCAGAGGCAAAAGCCAAGGCGCAACTTGAGCTGTCAAAAATGGCCCAGGAAGGCGAACTGGCGAAGTTGGCTCATGAGGCCGACCTGTACAAAACAGAGCAGAACAACCTGACCGAGCGCCTCAAGGCCGACATGGGCAGCGACTCTTGGATGTCCAAGAACATCCGGCCCATGACGCTGATCTTTATTCTGCTGGGGTACTTCACCTTCGCCATGATGAGCGCCTTCGGCAAGAACACCAACCAGGCCTATGTTGAACTGCTCGGGCAGTGGGGCATGCTCATCATGTCGTTCTACTTCGGCGGCCGTACACTCGAGAAAATCATGGATATGAAGGCGAAAAAATGATCACCGTTGAATACCTGCAAAAAGCCACCGGCTCCACTGCTGCAAACGCGGCCAAATACATCGAGCCCCTGAAGGCCGCGATGGAACGCTTCGAGATCAACACGCAGAACCGGGTCGCCGCGTTCTTGGCGACTGTTGCGATCGAGTCGGCCCACCTGGCCGCTGTCGAGGAGGGCCTCTACTACTCGAGCCCTGAGCGCCTGGCGTCGATCTTTAAGCGCGCCTTCCGTGATGCGGATGACGCAACACCCTATGCGAAAAACCCAAAGGCTCTGAGCCAGAAGCTCTACGGCGGCTGCCATGGCCGGGGCCTGATCCAGCTCACTTGGGAGGCCAACTACCGCAAGTGCGGCGACGCCCTGGGCGTGGACTTTGTGAGCAAGCCTGAGCTGCTGGCGACGCCTGAGTATGCGGCCCTGTCGGCCGCGTGGTTCTGGAAGGCCAACGGCTGCAACCAGGCTGCTGATCTGGGCGACATGACGAAGGTCACGGCCATCGTCAACGGCCCGGCCAAGCTGCACTTGGCCGAGCGCAAGGCGCAATATCTTGTGGCGAAGGGGGCTTACCCCGTCGCTGACAGCAACGAGGCTACGGCCTAACAGGGAGGCTTATGCCACTGACACAAGTACCAGCTGGAATGATCGAGGACGCCTCAATAACGCCAGCAAAATTATCTCAGCCCCTTACCCAGGCGACAGCGCAGGCAACCACCTCGGGCACGTCCAAGGACTTTACCGGCATCCCATCATGGGTGCGCCGGATCACAGTCACTTTCAACGGCGTGTCCACCAACGGAACGTCGCCTCCAGTTATTCGCATTGGAACATCTGGGGGTGTTCAGGCCACTGGCTACACATGCGTGAACTCGGTCGTGGTCACATCATGCGTCACACTTAACGACACAACGGGTTTTCTGATAGGCGTCAACACCACAAACTGGGGCGCTGGCGTTGTTGCCAGCGGCCAGTTGGTTTTGACGCTGCTTGACGCTGCAAGCGGGGTGTGGAGTTGCAACGGCATGCTGGGAGCCAGCGGTGCGATCTACATGACAAGCGGATCGAAAACACTTTCAGGAGTGCTAGATCGCGTTCGCTTCACCACTGTAAACGGCACAGACGCTTTCGACGCTGGTTCAATCAACATCCTGTACGAGTGATCTCCTGCCCCTTGGCGATCGCTGCGCCCGTCAGATCGGCTGCTGCCTTGGCGGCGCCGGTCTGCATGTAGGCATAGCCGGCCGTGGTGTCTGTCGACGCATGGCCCAGCAGCGCGCCAACAGCCTCCAGCGTCAGGCCCGCTGAGAGCCCCGTGGAGGCGTAGAACCGACGCAGGTCGTGCATCCGCAGGTTCGTCACCTTCGCGCGCTTGAGCACCCCTTTCCAGCCGTTCTTGGGCGACTGCAGCGGCTCGCCTTCGATGCGGCCGCAGATCAGGTACGGGTTGCCCACCGTCACCGGGATCCTCTTGATGCACTCCATCGCTGGCGCTGACAGGTGCACCAGCTTGTCGCCGGTCTTGCTGTCCGGCAGGTGGATGGCGCCGTCTCTGATCCACTCGCGCCGGCAGTGCATGATCTCGCGCAGCCTCGCGCCCGTGTACGTCAGCAGCTCCACCAGCCCGCGCAGGTACGGGTCCGACTTCGGCAGGGCCTCGATCACCTGGCGCATCTCCTCGACGCTGGGCACGCGCTTGCGCTTCTTCTCGGGGTACTTGTCGACCCTTACCGGGTTGTCGCCGTCGCGCCACTCCCACTGCCTCGCCAGGTTGAACATCTTCGACAGTAGGCGCATGGCCGCGTTGGCCCGGTACGGCGTCGCCATCATGTCGGTGTGCACCTTGCTGATCTCCTTGGGCCGGATCTCCGACACCAGCAGATCGCCGAGCGGCTTCTTCAGGTGCAGCCGCCACAGGGTCTTGTCCTCGACCTGGCTGCGGGGCTTCTTGCGCGGCATCCACTCCTTCTCGTATTTGGCCCACAGGTCGGCGACGGTGTTGGGCTTGCTGCCCTCCACGTCCTTGCCCGAGGCCACTGCCGACAGGATCTGAAGCGCCAGCTCGCGGGCCTTCGTGCGGTTGATCACGCGGGCGTCGCCGATCTTGGGCCTGCGCTGCTTGCCATGGCGGTCGCGGTGGTACAGGTACCAGACCGACTTGGTATCGAGATGGCGCAGCTGGAGGCCGGGGATCTTGCTGTCGTGTTCGGTGGTCATGATCTGGTCACGCTCTGGTCACAGGAAGCATCGGGCTGTGACCAGATGCTTCGGGTTATTCACTGCCGTAAACCATTGCAGAGTCAGCATAAAAAGGCAAGAGTCAGGCTTGGTCTGGACCATGGAATCGGACTACGAATCTGGGGGTCAGAGGTTCGAATCCTTTCGGGCGCGCCAACTAACCACCTGAAATCACTCGCAAAAAAGAAGCCCAGCCGAGGCTGGTTTTTCCTGAAAAAATCGTCTGGTCACAATCTGGTCACGCGATCGCGGCATGCCGATTTGGCCGCAGCTGGCATGGTGGGGTGGTAGCTCGATGCGCTGCAGTCGACGCGCGCCGGGGTCTGCTGGCGCGGCATGAGCATTACGACAGCGGCCGACACCAGCAGCACCGCAAGGCAGACCAGCATGGCGCGAGCCAGCGATGCCAGGTAGATGCGCCACAGGGTCGGCGGCAGGGGCTCGGCGGCTTTCATGGCCTGGCCGACCTTTGCCACGCGGGCGGGGCAGTTGCGCTCCTGGTCGCAGTCGTAGTCGCAGCAGTTCATTCTCGGTCCTTGAAGGTGGGCAGGCCGGCGTAGTGGGTCCAGCCGCAGCCCTTGGTGAAGTTGCCGATCGTGGCGACGCCGAGCTTGCGGTTGATCAGCAGCAGCTTGGTGCCGGACGGCGGTGGGGTGTCCTTGATCTCGATCCAGTGGTGCTGGGTGTCGACCAAGGCGAACTTGTTGTGCGTGGTCTTGGTGGTCATGGCGTCTCAGGCGTACTGCCCCAAGAACCGGCCGAAGATCTCAAACCAGACCGCCAGGCCGGTGAAGGCGCAGAAGTGCCAGCAGGCCTGCATCCAGTGGGGCAGTTTGCTCATGTGTTCTTCTCCTTGAAAGTGTAGGGCGCGTATTCCACGGCAAGCACTTCTATGCCTCCATCAGGCAAGCGCTTGATGATGCTAACGCAAGGAATGTCGCCAGCCTTGCCCCAATCAACACCCCAAGACACATCCTGCACAGGTGCTGCAAGTTGCTTTGCTGCTTCTTGCATCTGGAACAAACAGGTTTTTAGGCCTTCGTTTTCTTTAATCAATCTTGCTTCTTGCTGAATACAGGTTTTGTTGTGTTCAAGCCATCTTTCGTTTTCTTCGTGCAGGCGGCGTAGTTCGGATGCTGCCTCACCGCACCATTGCTTCGTTCCAACAATCCAGTGGTCATCGGCTTGTTCATCAGCCAGCTTCAATGCTTCGATGCTCACAGGTCACCGCCTTCCGTGTCATCGCTTGGCAGGCAGCGAACGACCGGCTCGACGCGGCCGTCGCGGTAATGCAGGCGCTTGCCGTACAGGCTGGGCACAGCCAAGGCGTCCTGAGATCCTGGGCGGGGGATGCTGCGCACCTCGCCATCGCCGAGCACGTAGGTGCCGCGCTTGAACACGTCGTCGCGGTTCGGCATCGCGGTGGTGGTCTTGATCGTATCGCTCATGCCAGCACCACCTGCGCAATGAAGAAGGCCGCGGCCAGCACGGCGATCACGATCGCCACCATCTGGACGAGGGGCATGGCTTCGCGGTGCTCGGCGAAGTCGCGGCTGGTGTAGGGCCCGAAGGCCTCCTGCAGGGTGCGTGGGTATTTTCTGGTGTTCATGGTCTGTTCTCACAGGTTGATGATTTCAATGTCGTGGGGGCGCTTGCGGCCCATCAGGATCTCGCGGATCTGGCGCTCTGTGCGGCGGTGGCAGTGGATCATGGTGCGCGCGGACACCTGCTCGATGACCGCGGCATAGTCCTCGAGCACGGCGCGCACAGCCTGGATGCCTTGCGCGTCGAGCCGGATGGAGGCGCCGCCTTTGAGGTGCCGCCTGCCGGACAGCGCCAAGGCCTCGATGGCGTCCTGCAGCAGGCCGCTGTTGTCCTCGACGATGTACATGTCGACCAGCGTCTCCATGAGGTTCACCGCGTCGGAGCACACGCGCCAGTCTTCGGGCGTTGGTGCTGCCGCCTTCTCGATCGAGGCAAGGCCTGCCCACATGCGGGTGAGCTGGTGCCGGCGCGTGGCCTCTGGCAGCGGCTCCGTGGGGCTGGCCGTCATCTCGTCGATCAGCGAGTAGGTTGGGGTGGCTGTGATTTTGCGGCGCTTCATGACGACCACTCCTGGCCGAGTGGACACCACATCACCCGCTGGCTGTCGAGGATGACGTGCCCTTGCACAACATCCTCCACCGGGTATCCAGTTCTGTAGAAGGCGTCCTGCCTTATGGCTTGGATGTGTTCGCCATTGTCGAGCTCGACAACCGCCTCGCGGAGCCCCTTCTTGTTGATGCGTTCGCGCAGGATTTTCATGACGACCACCATTTCACAAGAACCTAGGCCAGGCCGAAGCCGATCGCCACCGAGACAATGAAGTCCCATGCGGCCTCGGCGCGGCGGTTGAGCTTGAGGTCGCGTGCGGCGATGCGCTGCTGGTGATGGTGGTGTTTCATGCCTGGCGCTCCTTGAGGTAGTTGTCGATGTCGGCCTTGCGGTAGCGCACGGGGCTGCGCTTGCCGTCGCCGAGCTTGATCCACACGGGGCCGATGCGTTTGCCGCGCCAGGCTTCGAGGGTGTCGGTCTTCACTTGGAGCAGGTCGGCGACCTGCTGAGGCGTGAGTAGATCTTGGGTCATGTCGTTGTCCTAAAAGGTGGGCCTACTCGCTGCGTCTGCACTGTGGGCAGGGAAGTCTCCCCACAGGCGGGACTCACCCCCGTTGCAGCATCCGCTTTCGGCCCGTTAATCAGATGGGGCTGTCGTGTTCTTCGGCGGGGTAGCCTGGCTCGCCCTGGTCCGTCGCCGGGCCCTGCTCCATGTCGATCACGCCGTCGTCGTCATGCACTGGTGGTGGCGGCGCCTGCTCGGCCACTTTTGCCAGTCGGCTGGGGCGCTTGGTCGGTGCTGGCGCTTCGGCAGGAGCTGGCGCTGGCGCTGGTTCTGGCTGCTCGGGCGGGGTGAACAGCTCGTCGTCTGCGCGCAGCACGTCGTCCAGGTCGGTGCTCATGGGCAGGCGCTTGGCGTGGCGGCGCACCACGGTCTTCTTCGCCATCTCGGCAAAGTCAGAAACCCATGGGCCCGAGTTGCCGGAGCGGCTGCGCTTGCGGATCGCCTCGACGTCCTCGACGCTCATGACCTCGCGGGACTTCTCGCCGTCCTTCATGCTGACGATCGAGTAGACCGCGATGATCTTGCCGCGGCTGCTGAGTGCGGGCTTGTGGGTGATGTGCTCGTCATCGCCCAGGCAGAAGTCGAAGCTGTCGTTCTCGTAGACGGCCTGCACCGACCAGGTGCTGATCTCGCCCGAGTTGCGCACCATCTTCATGATGCCGGCGACCATCGGCATGAACTGCGCTTGGTCCTTGAAGGTGACGATGGCGCCCTCGCGGCCGTCTGGCAGCAGGCCCATCTGGCTGGCCTTCATGGCGCTGGCGAACAGCGTGCGGCGGTCGGCGTTCAGCAGGGCCGGCGTCATCTGCACGGCGGTCATGACGACGCGCACGAAGCGCTCGGGGCTGACGTGCTTGGGCAGGGCAGCTGCGAACTGCGGCTGCATGGCGGTCAGCTGGTTGCGGACCTGATCGACGACTGTGACTTGGTTTGACATTTAGATTTCCTTTCGGTTGTTGAGAATACAGCAACAGTATAGCACTGTTTATTTCGGTTTGCGGGCGTTGATCCGCAGATTTCGGAAGCCCTTGCGGCCACCGTATGAGGTGCCGACCATGCTTTCGGTGATCAGTGTAGGCGGCGTGTCTGCCTGCATGCCTGCGCTGATGGTCCAGCCCTCAAGCAGAACCTTCTCGGCGTCGCCAATAGCCTTGAGCAGATCGGCCTTGACGACCTCCTTGTCTTCCTTGGCCTTGGCCTCGTCAGCAGACAGGCGTTTGTACTCCAGCACCAGCGCTGCGATATTCGCATCACCGCTGGCGTCGACGAGTTTGCCGGGCTGGGCGTACTGGTTGAGCCGGATCACCGCCTCGGCGTCGCCGGGCATGACGGCAGCGGGCTCCTCGCCTGCGTCGACCGTGCGCCAGAACTCGGCCACCTTGGCCTTGATGGCCGCGATCACCGGCTCGTCGCGTTCGCGCTCGATCACCACGCCGCGGTTGCCTGCGATGAAGGCGCCGATGAAGGCGCGCTTGAAGCCGGACACGGCCATCTGGTGCTGCACCTGCATCTCGATGTGCTCGGGTGCTTCGATGCCGCCGTCGTCGTGCTCGATCCAGCCGTCGCGGAACGCCAGGTAGTCGACGTTCTTGATCTCGAGGTGGACGGGCCCGCCCTCGAGGTTGGTGATCACGAAGTCGAACGAGCTGCCGATGCGCGCGTCGGGGTCGCGCATGTATTCCTTGAGCGGCTTGATCTCCCAGCCCTGCTCCTCGGCGATGCCGTGGGCGATCGCGGCCTCGAGGCGGTTGCCCCACTTCATGCGCTCGTTGGTCTTGAACTCACGGGCGAGGCCGGACTTCTTGGCGTGCCACAGCTCGAAGTGCGTGGTGTAGGGGCTCATGCCAAACAGCGCAGCCGACTCGGTGCTGGTGACGTCGCGCTTGCGCATCTCGAGCCAGTGCGCCTCGTTGGTGGGGATCAGGATCTCGGTGCTCATGCTGCTGCTCCAGCCTTGGCCTGCGCGAAGCCGTTCATGATCTGGCGCTTGTGGTGCGCAACGCTGAACGCCAACTTGCCTTGCAGCTCGAACTTGGCCTCGGCCACCATGCGGTCGATGACGGTGGCGTAGAGCTGCCCGCCGAAATAGCGCGCATCGTTGTGGTCGAGGTAGCGGGTGGTGGCCTTGTAGCCACTGGCTGCGTCGCAGCGGTCGAAATAGGAATCCATCATGGCGGCTCCTCAGAACGGTGCAGGCTCGGCCTGGGGTTGACGGGGCTGGCGTGCCAGCTTCTGCACCTCGCGCACCAGGTCGTTGCTGGCGCGCTCGAAGGGGTTGTGCTGTGCCCAAGAGCGCTGGATGTCGGTGGGCTGGCTGTCGTTTGCCAGCGGTGCAAAGGACCGCATCGCGGCCAGCATGGTGGGGTGAACGTTGTTCATATTCTCTCCAGAATCACGCCGAGAAGTTCAGCGCATGGAGAGATTATCGGTGCGTTGATGCGATTTGCGCAACAGGTTAATGCGGGAGAAAACCCTTAGTTGCAGGAATACCACAGTCAGGGGGTGACGAGCAGGATCGGCTTGGCCCACTCGACCTCGGCGTCTTTCATCACGCCGGTCGGGGTGTGCAGGGTCCAGCGGCCACGCTGCATGCCGCGCACAATCCTGGCGACATAGATCCCGCCGCTCTTGACCCGGCAAAACGACAGCCGCCCGACGGCCTCGGGCATGATTCCCGGCTCGTCGAACCCGGCCTTGGCGAACAGCAGCCAGCCGTCCATGTGCGTGAGGTCTGAGCCTTCCGTCTTGCACAGCACGCCGATGGCCTTTTCCGGCAAATCGCCGCCTGGGTGCGGCACCGCGTCCAGCGTCTTCAGGTCGACGTGCACCTCTGCCGTGCCGTCCATTGTGCCGCCGATTGGGATCAGGGTGTTCTTTGATGCGATCCTGACACCGGCATGTTCCATGACTTCGTCGGCCGGCACGCCCAACAGGCGAGCAATGGCCGCAGCCTCGGCGATCTTCATCTCGCGCTTCCCCCGCAAAGTGAGGGAGACAGCGGCCGGATCGAGGCCGAGCTGACGCGCCAGTCCCCGCTGTGACAGGCGCTGGTCGGCGAGTCGGTCGCGGAACCACTTGGTGTCGACGGGCATGGGGGAATCTCCGGCTTCATCAGGATGAACCCGGTTAATACCGTGCTGGTGAGATTATTGCAACAGCATTGGGATTGCTGCATAATTGCGATATTCTCAACACAAGGATTTTCTATGACCCCAGCAGACATCGTCATCTCACGTTTTGAAGGCGTCCGGCCTTTGGCCCGGTTGCTTGGAAAGGATCCGAGCACCATTCACCGCTGGCGCATGCCGGCTTCGAAGGGGGGCTTGGATGGTCGAGTGCCATCAGCGGCGCAGGTCAGGCTTCTGCACCTGGCGAAGGAGCGCGGGGTCGCTCTCACGGCCGATGAGCTGATCAGCGGCAGCGGTCAAGAACAAGCTGACTAAGGAAGAGTCAACATGGTTTACATAAAAACCAAATTGCGGGGTGGCTTTTCCCCAAGTGGTCGCCATGACTGACGGCCAGCTGCTGCACATCATCAGCTCGGCCAGGTTCGAGCAGCCCTCTGTCATCGCCAAGCGCGCAGGCCGTCGACGGGTGAACGCCCAGCTCGGCCGGCTGTCTCGCTCCGGCATGCTCGAGCGCGTGCCTGGCCCGCGCTGCTTCCTCTACCGATCACGGCAGGCGGTGCTGGCATGACCATCACCCTGCGCAACTACCAAAACACGCTGGTCGAGCGCACGCGCGCCAACTTCATCGTGGGCAAGCGCTCGCAGCTGCTCGTCCTTCCGACCGGTGGCGGCAAGACCGTGTGCTTCAGCTACATGTCCGGCGCCGCCAAGGACAAGGGCCTGACGGTCTGGATCCTGGCGCACCGGGTCGAGCTGCTCGAGCAGATCTCCAAGACCCTGCGCGACTTCGGCATCGCGCACGGCATGATCGCACCCGGCTACGTCGGCGATCGCCGGCAGCGCGTGCAGGTCGCCTCGGTGTTCACCCTCGCGCGCAGGCTGGACCGCTACGAGCCGCCGGACCTGATCATTGTGGACGAGGCCCACCACGCGATCGGCAAGTCCACATGGGGCACGGTCATCAAGGCCTTCCCCAAGGCCAAGCTGCTTGGCGTCACGGCCACACCGATCCGGCTCTCGGGCGAGGGCCTCGGCGATCTGTTCGAGTGCATGGTGCAGGGCCCCACGGTGGCCGACCTGATCGGCCAAGGCGCGCTGTCTCCCTACCGCCTGTTCGCACCGGCCGGCGTCGACCTGTCCGGCGTGCACAGCAAGATGGGCGACTTCGTGCGCGGCGAGCTGGCGCAGGCCATGAACAAGCCAAGCATCACGGGCGACGCCGTCAGCCACTACCGCAAGCTCGCCGACGGCAAGCGCGCCGTGGCCTTCTGCGTCAGCGTCGAGCACGCCGAGCATGTGGCCGCGCAGTTCCGCCAGGCCGGCATCCCTGCTGCCTCGATCGACGGCGGCATGGACAAGGTGCTGCGCCAGCAGGTGCTGAAGTCCTTCACAGCCGGCGACCTGCGCGTGCTCACCAGCTGCGACCTGATCTCCGAGGGCTTCGACGTCCCGGCCATCGAGGTGGCGATCCTGCTGCGGCCAACGCAGTCGCTGGGCCTGTACCTCCAGCAGGTGGGCCGGGCGCTGCGCACGTTCCCCGGCAAGGCCGAGGCCATCATCCTCGACCACGCCGGCAACGTGAAGCGGCACGGCCTGCCCGACGACGATCGGATCTGGACGCTGGAAGGCAAGCTCAAGAAGCGCGCCAGCAAGCCGTCCGAGGTGCCGGTCAAGACCTGCCCGAAGTGCTTCGCCACCGTGGCGTCCGCGGCCACCCACTGCCTGTGCGGCCATGAGTTCGAGGTCAAGGCCCGCGAGGTCGAGCACGTCGAGGGCGACCTGCAGGAGATCGACCCGGCCGTGGCCCGCAAGGCTGCCCGCATGGAGCAGGGCCGCGCTCAGTCAGAGCAAGACCTGGTCGCCATCGGCCGGGCCCGAGGAATGAAACGCCCAGAGCTTTGGGCAAGGCATGTGCTGCGTGCACGACACGCCAAGGAGATGAGAGCATGACCGACCCAGACGACAACTCGTTCCACGTGATCTTCATCAGCGTGCTGGCGCTGCTGCACGGTGGCTTCTGGCTGATCGTCGGCCTGGCCTTCGGTCGCCTGCTGTGGGGCATGCCATGATTCATTACCATGGAACCCCGATCGGGGGTGCCCGACAGGACGCTGCTCGCTTCTTGATGGGGCGGCATGCTCTGGTCCCGTTTCCGCGCCAGGATGACATGGGCGTGGTGGCCGACGTGTGCCAGTCGTTCGTCTTCGACAATGGCGCGTTCACGGTCTGGAAGCAGGGCGGCAAGCTCGACGTGCCCGGCTACATCGCCTGGTGCGAGCAGTGGCACCGGCACCCTGGTTTCGATTGGGCGCTGATCCCCGACGTGATCGAAGGCGACGAGGCCGACAACGACGCGCTGCTGGCCGACTGGCCCGGTCACATTGAAGGGGTGCCGGTCTGGCACATGCACGAAAGCATTGATCGCCTGGTGAGGCTTGGCAACGAGTGGCGCGTCGTCGCGCTGGGCTCGTCCGGCCAGTGGGCCAGTCCAGGGACCGAGCCATGGTGGCAGCGCATGAGTGATGCGATGGGCGCACTATGTGATGAGAACGGACGCCCACCGTGTCGGCTGCATGGCCTGCGCATGCTTGACCCCACGGTGTTCGGGCAGCTGCCTCTCGCCAGCGCCGACTCCACCAACGCGGCCGTGAACTGCGGCTCGCTTTCCAGATTCGGGATGTATCTCCCGCCAACGGCAGCGCAACGCGCCGCCGTCATCGCCGAGCGGATCGAGTCTCACAACTCGGCCCCCGCTTGGACCAAGCAACCTGCCCAAGAAAGCCTCTTATGTTCCCTGTTCTGATCTACGTCTCCGCTATCGTCTGCGCCAACTTGCTGGTGGCCCAATTCGGTCCCTGGTTCTCGCCCATCAACGCCTTCCTGCTCATCGGCCTGGACCTTTCGCTGCGCGATCACCTGCACGACCGCTGGGCCGGGCGATCGCTGTGGCCGCGCATGCTTGCGCTGATCGCGGCGGCCGGCACCGTCTCCTACCTGCTCAACCCGGCTGCCGGCATGATCGCGGTGGCCTCGGTGGTGGCGTTCTGTGCGGCCGCTGCGGTCGATGCGGCCGTCTACCATGCGACACAGCGGTGGGGCTTCCTGCGTCGGGCCAACGCCAGCAACGCGGCCGGCGCCCTTGTCGACAGCATCCTGTTCCCGACCATCGCCTTCGGCGCGCTGCTGCCTCACATCGTCGGGCTGCAGTTTGCCGCCAAGGTGGCCGGCGGGGCGGTCTTTGCCGTTGTCTTGTGGCGGATCCGCAGGGGCCGCGCAGCATGATCGTCACCCTGATCGACGGGCGCCAGGTTGACAGCTGGTCTGAAGCCTGGCGCGCCGAGTGCGAGGCCCGCCACGTCCTGGCGATGCCCAACGTCCACCTGCGTCGGATCTACCTGGCCGACGTCAGGAAGCGCCGCGGCGATGTGGCCGGCAAGCAGCTCGAGGATCTGGTGCGGGCGGTATGGGCCAAGGGTAGGGAAACCACCTAGTTGAGGTGTTGAGAAAAACGCAAGTATAATTCTCAACATCGACAACAAAATTGGAGTAACCGACATGATGATCAACCGCACTGTTTACGAATCCTTGGTGGCAAATCACGAGGGGTGCCAATCGACAGACTCAGATGGTAGCCGCTGGGCTATGGTTTACCTGCCAAATGCAAGTGTTAAAGGCGTAAGCCCATTGCAGTTTGCTGGTGCTTTGTCTGTGCTGAAACAGCAAGGCGCATATCGACCAACTGGCGACCAGTATTTCGGCGAAATCAAGATCAAGTAATCACCCACCGGGGCCACGGCCCCACCTTTCTTAACCAAGGAGCCGCCATGCACATCACTGTCACCATCAAGTCCATCTACGGCAACCAGGTCATCTATCCCGCTTGCGAGCGGGCCGACGCTTTCGCCTCGATTGCCGGCACGCGCACCCTCACGCCGCAGGTCATCAAGCAGATCAAGGCGCTGGGCTATGAGGTCCGCGTCGAGCAGCAGCACCCCAGCACGCTGTGACCTGGCGCATAATCGCGCACCATGAATGAAGCCGACCTCATGCGATCCATCATGATTGCCCTGTCCAACGATGGGCACTTCGTGTGCCGCGCCAACGTCGGCCTGTTCTTCACGCAGGACGGTCGGCCTATCCGCTCCGGCCTGCCCGTCGGTTTCTCGGATCTGTTCGGCAACCGCCGCGACGATGCCAAGGCCTTCTACCTCGAGGTCAAGACGCCCACCGGCAAGGTCAGCACCGAGCAGATGGCCTTCATCAATGCGATGAAGATCCGCGGCGCGATCGCTGGCGTGGTCCGTTCGATCGAAGACGCGCAAGCGTTGTTGAGATAATCACATCGGTTGATGGTATGATAGCGCTGGTGCGGCCTAGCTCGACGGAGCGAAAAGACGATTCATCACCGTTCTGGCCTGCCACCTTTTCTTTGTGATGCTGCT